TGGGTATCGCCTGCGGATTTCTTGCGCCAGTGCATCGGTATCATGAGCCTTGGCGATCTCATCAATGAACAGTAGCTTGTTCTGAACGCGGATCGCAATGACGGCGTTCATATTGCCGATGTTAAAGTCGATGCCAATACGTAGCGGTTGATCGGGATCGTCCTTGATCGTGGTGACGTGCTTACTGCGGTCGAACCTGTCATAAACTTGGCCGGTGTTTAGGTTGACGAACTCACCGTCAAGATACGCTTTGAGCAAACTCGGGTCGTAGTTTGCTTGCAGGCGTTCGATGAAGTCTGGCGGCAGGTGCGGGTTATCCTGCGTCCGCATTTTGATTAACTTTCGATCGCTACGATTCTGCGCTTCTTCACTGCCGAAGGTGTTCCACATCCAGCGGAAGCCTTCTGGCGTCGATGCTGCACCAAACTGGCGAACATTACCGGATCGCAAACGGCCAAGGATCTTTGGAAACGCCTTGGTGGCAATTGATGGTGTTACGGTGTCGATTTCGTCGGCCAACACCCACGCCAAGTTGAGACCGATGATGCGCGACCAATTCTCGAAGCTACGGCACAGAATTTTTGTATCTCCTCCTGGTAAGTGGAGCACGTATTCAGGCAGCGGTGATGCACGGAAGGTGTAGGGGATGTCGTAGGAGTCAAGGAAGTTATCGAAGTCTGTTTGCCAGATGTCACGAATCAATGGACCAGTCGGCTCCATTACGGTACCGATAAAGCCTTGATTGGCCGCGGCCAAAGTTACGGCTTTAGCGCAAAGTGCTCGTGTTTTACCTGCACCGTAACCTGCGGAGATGCCAAGGATTTCGGTGTTGCTGTCATTGACGAAGGCGAGTTGACCAGGATGCAGGTCAGCATGGATTTGCTGAAGTGTAGCTTCTAGATCAAAATCAGCAGCGCGATCTAAGATCGTAACTTGCAGTTCAGCGAGCCTAGCGAAAACAGGGTTAGCTGTCTTCATCGCGGATTAGCTCTTGGCCGGTCTTGGCTTGAATGCGTAGCAGGATTGTGCGTTCTTGTTCTGGTGTGAGGTTAGCTTCAGCGATAGCGGAAACAGCAGCTTCGATGCCTTCGGTTCTGGCTCGTGTTACAGCAGCATTATCGGAGTATTGGCGGCGATAAGCGGGAGAATGTGTGAGCATCCATTGAGCAGATTTGCTATCACCTTCTTGAGCGCAACTGGTGATGATGTTGATATATTTGTGAGCGCCTTTAGCACGACCTTCATTAAGAGCGTCCAAAAGAGCAAGTTCTTCATCAGTAGGATTATCGCCTTTAGCATTACCAACCCATGCTTTTAATGCGCCGTAGCTTACACCAACTGCGGGTGCGATATGTTCTAATGCCGCGCCATATTCAGCTAGGCAGCGCACCTTTTCAATGACATCAGCATTGAGTTTGTAGTGACGACGCCGTGGCTTCATAGGGTGATGATAATGTGTCTTTGTTTTTAGTATAGAGTTCCTGTGGACGTTGTGGGTTATTTAGGGAGTAGTACAGAGCGGCGTAGTAGTCGTCAAGGGTTTGGTTGATGTCCGAAATTCGGATGTTTGACGGGTAAAGATCAGGGTGTAAGGTCATGTCATGCAGTAACCAGATTCGCAACCCTCTTCTGGCTCCCAGCCAAAGAAGCCAAGCTGATCGGGGATAACATCATTGAGGTTGACTTCCTTGCGACCGCCAATGCTACTGAGATAAACAGGGTCTTTGCCCAGATTAGTGCGTCGTTGTTGCAAAATTTGCTCAAGGCTTACAGCCTTCGCAAACAATGATGGTTGTTCACGGCGCAATGTTACCCATTGATCTGTAGTCTTGAATGGGCAGAACCAGCATGACGATTTTGGTGGTTGCGGAAGTCCTGCGTCTTTGGCGATGACTAGGCAGTCTGAGCGGCTAATGCCAAGTTCAATCAATGGATAAGCACTGATGTAACCATCAGATTCGCGGGATGGCGTGGCGCGGTGAGGTTCATCGGTGCTGATGCCTTTACCCAAGGTGCAATTAGGAGCGTTAGCCTTGATCCACTTGGCGATTGGTTTAATTTTGAATGCTTCAGTGCATTTGCGGTTGCCAGGCATTCCACCAGGCATGAACGCTGGGATGTTGATGCTGCGTTGTTGCTCTAACAAGTCGTCGTAAAGATCACGGGTGCGGCCATGACGATCAACCCATGCAACATCAACCCAAGTGATACCGTGTTGTTTGGCATAGGGCTTCAAAATGTCGTTGATATATTTAATAGTTGCTGGTGATTCTGCTTTGTCACCTACATTGGCAAAAATGAATGTTTTGTAAGGAATTTTGTTTTGTGCCGCAAGTACCAAGCAAGCGGTGGACTGGACACCACCACCACAGGAGAAGACGTATTGTGACGAATTAGCAGGGTGTAGTGTCATCGGGAAGAGATTCGTACATTTTGATTTGATCGGAAAGCACTAGGTAGTCAACCCGTTCTTTGAACAGGCCAGTGTAAAGACCGTTGGTGCGCTTTGAAGCATAGTAAAGAGCTTCGATGTAGTCTGCACGAGCTTGTTGAACGTGCGGGTGATTGATGGAGATCATGCTGCTGTAGTGGCGAGTGTGGAGATTGCGATCGCTGCTGCGTGTTCAGCTTGTTGACGTGTTAGGCCAAAGGTACGTTGACGAATAGCGCTGGCGACAGTATGTAAAGCAGTAGTGCTAAGACCATGATGATGAAGGTGCGCGCGAATGATGTCTGCACGAGTGGTGTTATTTTGTTTGGCGATTGTATCAAGGAATTGGAGATCAGATTCTTCTAGACGGACTTTGATTTCACGCATGATGCAGATTCGATTGCCGCTTGAATGCGACAGAGGTCGTTGTTGAAGGATGCTAACAGATCAGCGGGGAAGGGTAGTTGATCTTCGATAGCGTTATCAAGGATAGCACGAGCTTGAGCTTTGGCTAGGTCGAGGGTGTCGGACAAGGATTGCGCGACGGGTTCTTGACGTGTGGTGAGGGGTTGCATGATGAGTTTAGAAATCTTCAGGTCTGATGGGTTGATCTGTTGGATTTGAGGAACGCAAAAGGTTGCGGTAATTGTCTTTGCTGCCGATGTAACCAGGCGGTGGAGTATCAAGATCTTCGATAGTCCAATATCCTTGACGGATGCCATAATGAAGCGTCTGCAAGATTTTTGATAAATCAAACAACTGCTTCATCAATAATCTCGTTCGGATAGATATTCATTTTGCGCTAATGGATGAAGGACAAATTTACCAAGGCGGATACCATCAACGGGTGGGCAGTAAGTTTCAAAGCGTCCGAGTTCATCGTATTTGCCGATAGGGTAAGGATAAACGGTGCGAGAATTGCGTTGATGAATTGAGTGTTCGCAATCTTCAAATGATAAACCGTTAACAGCTTGGAATGTTGGGGCGGTACCTTCTTTAGCAGCTTTTGCGGCGATGGCGTAAACGTAGGAACCAGATTTTGATGGATCGTAGAGCTTCATTACCAGACCTCCGAGGGTTTAGCGGCTGCGTGCTCTTCGAGCAGCACATTAAACCTGCCGTCTCTAAGCCACCTGAAGGCGTCTGGAAGGCGATAATCCCACTCACATGCCATCGTCTGCTCCACCGCCCTTCTAGCGGCTTCTACGAGCCTCTCAGGAGGTTCCAGCTTCAATGCATCAGCCCAGGCATCAATGGCACGCGGTTTTGACTGAGCAACGGCTTTGCGTGGACAGGACTGGTAGACCTTCCAAAATTCCTCAAACTCCGGGCTTCCCTTTGCCTTGGGTTTACGTGGCTTTTTTGGCTTTTCATCCGTGTTTTGAGCATATTTTATATTTTTAGAAGTATCTTCTATAGAAGTAAAACCTTCTAATACAGTAGATTCTTCTTTAATAGTAGTATCTTCTACTAGATTAGATTCTACTATAGTATTTAATATAGTAGAGGGAGCTTCCCGGTGGTCAGCTCCCAGCGTAACACCCCTGTCAAGTGCTCTTTCGATTAAAACAGCGCAAAACGTAGCTGTAGCAAGGGATCTGGGTTTTTCTGAAAGTAGTTTTTGGGCGGTTTCAGCGTCTAGGGTGAGCTTGATCGTTAATGGGTCCATAGGTGACTTTGGGTTACCGCAGGTGAGGGATGGTCCCTGCGGGTGACTTGAGGTTACCGCAGGTGACTTTAAGGTGCAAGCGGGTTACCGGGAGTGGTCGTCCAGTCCGTCGTACCATGCCTTTATGGTCTGTTCATTGCGGCAGATCAAGCTATCAGCAGCGGTTTTGATCGTGGCTTCTTTGTTGCGATCAATCCAGCCAGCAGCACCTGTCGCCCAGTACGCTGCCTCTTCAGCAGCGATCTGAGCGGTGATGATTTCATGTGACCTGCGAGTTGCCGCTAGGTCATCCTGCAGAGCTTTTAGCAGGGCTTGGGTGTCCATAGGCAAAATGGATGGCACGCCACCTTTGC